TAAGAAGCAAATGCGTGCTCGGGCTTACTTCTTATCGTCTCATGCGCGACGTTGTTTCGGTGTACTGGTCATACGAAATACTCTTCACGAGGAGTTAACAACTATAACAGACACCGCAAAGTTACTGGGCATCAGTCGCAACTCTGCCGAGACGATTGCAAACGACTGCGAGGCCGAAGGTTGGGTTGCCAGCGACAGGTCTATACCAAACTATCGGTATCTTTCTGCGACCCCTTTCTTGCTAGAGGTGTGGGGATCATACGCCGAAAGAGTGCGAGATGTATCAAATCGTATAGACTTTAGTGACACGCACATAGCGATCAAGGCGCTTGGAATTTAGCGCCAAATCACTTGGTGTTTTCACCGATACATTTGTAGTGCATATCTTATAGCCTACTTAATAAAAATAATAACGTAGCAGTAACAGTAGCTTGAAGGAGAAGTGTGCCTAAACAGATCGAAAGGTGTTGACAAAGATGTATCATAACCACTACATAGGAGACAGTCCAGAAACCCCTGGGCCTTTTAAATCAATCATGGATCAGTATGAAACAATGTCAAACAACACACAAAACTTTCGGTTCGAACTTGCTCGACTTGAGGCGAAGCTCGACATTATCACCAATCTCCTGCTGCAAAGTACAAATAGCGCACCAGCTATCAAGGACACTGCCAGCCCAGTTGCACCCGCCGAGCTGTCTCTACTTCGTACCATGACAGCGAAGCAGCATGTTACTGCCCAATTCTTAATAGAAGGTTGGTCAAACAAAGCCATAGGAGATGTTCTTAATATAGCAGAGAACACTGTTAAGCTGCACGTTCGGGCCGTATGTAAGAAGGTCGGCACCAAAACTAGAGGCCAAGCTGCCTTAGTAATGCACGACATACTCGACCGCGTTGACCCGACTGAGTACCAACGATCTTCGGGCGGCTTACCAATCGACTGGGCTAGAGCTTACGACGGTTCCAAGCCCGACCCATATGAAAACTTGTATCGAAAGGAGGACTAAACTTTGCCGCTCTTCAAAGTTAAGAAGCGCAGCGGTGGAAAAATGTATCAAGCGGTTGGCTCGTTCCAAGGTTTCCGCGTTCGACATTCTCTAGGAACCAATGACTACGTACATGCAAAAGAACTATGCGCTGAGTACGAAGCCAAGGTTTTAGCAGGAACTATAAAGCTCGGACAGAAATCAATCCACGGAGCACAGAACAGATTTAAATCTGTCGCTCGCCGCTATCTCAAATCGCCCCATACTGGGAGCAGCAAATCAACCAAGGAGTACGTCATGCGTCTCGTCAATCACTTCGGAGAGTTTCAGATCAACAAGATCGACCTCAACGACGTGGAAGAATATGTAGAGGAGAAGCATGTCAATCGTGGCAATGCGAACTCAACAATTCGCAGAGACCTTAACCAACTCCAAGGCGTACTAAACTTCGCTGCATCCCTCGGGTTACGTGAACCAGTAAAGTTAAAGAAGCCGCGTGAAGGCAAACACAAAACGGATACGCTATCGCAAGAAGAGATCGACACAATCTTTCCTGACTTGCATCCAGACATCCGACGCCTTTGCAACTTCCTACTCCACACTGGTGCTCGTCCTATTGAGGCGATGCGTCTGACCTATGACAACGTAGACTTCAGTAACAACACTGTAGTCCTCGGATCGTACAAAGGTGCAGACGGAGAACTCAGGGAGCGTCGGGTGCCCCTCAACGACAAGGCACTCTTAACAATCCCGCGCAGTGATCCACCCCCTGCGGCATACCCATTCATGATCGACGGGCGACCGTTCGAAACTAACAAACAGATTGGGTATCACTGGCGTAAGGTTACTGACAGGCTAGAAATAAGAAAGTCACCTTACACCCTAAGACACACATTCGCTACGCGTCTTGCGCGTAACGGAATACCGCCCAAAGTAATCGCAGATTTACTGGGGCATTCAGATCTAAAGATGGTGATGCGTTACATGAACACCACCTATGAGGATCATAAAGCAGCCGTGATGTCCCTGTAATTGGGTCAGCCACACAACTAAACAGAAGACCGAAAGTTATGAAAAGATTTATGTGTTTACCTATTGCAGATCAGAAGCGTACCGACTATTCCGATCCACGGAGACGTGGCCGAGTGGACGAAGGCGCTCCCCTGCTAAGGTATTTCCATACCAACTACCATAACTTTCGGTGCTTATTGAGCGGCCCAAGACGTGACAACTCTTGGCTTAATAATCACCTGCATCGTTAACGATGCGCCAAAGATACGGTACTAAAAATGACAAATCACACAACTTCAGTCCTTGAGATTACAAACTTAACCATCAGTGGATCAGCCTACGCCCAGACCAGTGATGGAGATACATGTTACATATCAGTCAACATGGCACAGGCAACCAACGTGGCCATCGGAGACAGATACTACGCACAGATGAAAGATAACTATCCAGAGCGATCTTACGTCGCAAAGTACATCGCCATATATCTGGACGTAAACCATGAGGAAACTTACATCGTAGGTGAGGACGAAGACTACTACGACGAAGACGGCATCGTAGTAGACGAAGATCCACAGACCACGAAGGTTGTCACAACTCAGACCCCGAGATCAGTTGTGGAAACTGTGACTGCCACACCCAGCTTGCATGATATAAGAGAACAAATGTTTAGTATTTTACTAGACATGGACAACTCTGAACTCGACGACATGATCATCGGCATACTAGACGTGGACGCGATGTCATTCGTTGATGTCCTTTGGTCTGTCCTCAACGTCAATCAAATAGCTTTGAAGGATATGAACAAGGCACAGAAGGGTTGCTACACCAAAGTCCAAAGTCGTTGCATGACGTTAGCTCGTGCGGGTAAACTGGTGGAGGCCAGCTATACCACCCACAACCCGCTTGGTCAGTCCAACACGTCGCTCGTTTATGCACGTCGAATGGAACAGGTGAACCCAACTCTCGTTTAGTAGGACGCTGGGCCTTCTCGGGTGCCCCCCTGCACACATAATAACTAAAAGAAAAGGGCGGTTAGTCACCGCCCTTTATCAATTCCATTACCCGATAAATCCTACTCGTCGGAGTAGTCGCGCCTACCAACTCAGTTCGTACGCGCTCGATCATTTTCTTTTTCCAGTCCTCATTCCTCAGTGCCAACGTCAGGGCCAGCACAAGCATGTCGTTGTCGCGCATCTCTTGCGTAACTCCACACCGCACGTAACCATCATCGTCAATCGACAGCGCGGGCGTCTTCGTGTCTGTGACGTACAATCTCTTTCGTACGTATTTAATCTCAGGTTGCTTGCTCAAAACGGCGGCTCCTCGTCCTTGTCTTTTGGTTTCCAAACGATGTCCGTGCTGAACATTGCCAGCATCCAGCCCACCAATGTCGTGGGCCAAGCGTTATCTTTTTCCATTTTTTAATTTCCATATGTTGTGCATCGCGTCCCGCTCGGATACAATATCTGGGCAGGACGCTTATTCTAACCACGCTCATGTCCCAACAGGCGGCGGTTGTTTATTGGTTTCAGCGCTACCAAATTGCGCCACAGTTTCGAACGCTAACCGCGTCCTGCACGATCACCCTTTCATTGCCTTGCCTGTCTTCATGTAGACAAACATTCGCTTACCGTGCGTCATGTTGAGCTTGTTCAAGTAGCCCTCGTCGCACATCGCGTTGACATAATTTGCTACCTTCTGCGGCGTCGTCCCCAATCGGTCAGCAATCACGGGTGTAGCGACGACCTCGCCCACCTCGATTGCATTGAGTACAAGCTCGTACGTAACCTTACGAAGATCATCTCTCGCCTCCTTCTTCTCGGCGGATGTCTGATCCAGCGCTGCCTTTCGCATCATGCAGGGAAGGGGTGGACGCAGACCTTTCTTGGCCTGCATCTTTTCGAACGCCATCAAATTCTTGGCGTAGATTTCTTCGTACGTATAGCTGCTCTTAACCATTGCGATCATTACCTCTCAGGTTCTTGTTGACCAGATCGACCAAGCCCAACAGCTCGTCCATGTCGTACTTGCGCGGGTGTCCCATGGCCTTGAACTCAAGCCTCAAGTTCTCGACCTTCGTATTCATACGCTTCAACGCGTTCACGACCTCTACTGGGTTCTTAATATACATGCCTGTTATCCTTCGAATGTTGGTGCTGATGTTTCTTTTGATGCTGCGTCTCGCCACGTTAATTTCTTCTGGCTTCCCTTACTCTTGGCATTGCCACTCACAACGCCGTCGAGATGCCTGTCTCCCATCACGACCCCTTCGTAATCAGCGCTTACGCAGTGGGGTTCTGTTCCATTGAGCCATTGCTGGATGCTCATAAACACACCGCCTCGCGGTCCAAACGCACCGCCATGTGGCGTATCTGGATGCACTCGGACTAGCGATCCACGATAGGGATGAACTTGGGGTGGCGGTACGGCCTTGGCTTCAATGATGTCATTGTCAGTGACCCACTTCCCATCCTTACTGAACTTGATGTCGCCACCCACAAGCAACTCGTAGCTGTCCACGTTCGGGTGTGTGTGTTCGGGAATGATGTAGTCGGGCGGCACGGCGAACACCTGTACCTGGATGTCGTCTTCCCTGTACCAAATGATACTTGTCACATCTTCGATCCAGTGGGTTACGATTGGTCCGTACGGCACCCAGCCGTACGCTTGGAAAGAATTGTTTTGAATTGCTTTAGCAATATTCTGTAGCTTGCTGCTCATGTTATCCTCGTTTGTAAAATATGTGGGTTCCAACTTGCCGTACGCGGACATAGCTTGTCGTCCAGTATGGCTTCACGTAGTCGGCGTGGTAGTGAGTGACGCCGCCACCCACTACGAACATGTCCGTATCGCGCATTGCGTATTCGGCTATGTGCTTCGCTCGACCCCAAGCCTGTTCGTCTTTTGGGGTGTCGCTCTTTCCATCGTGCGTCCACGAAAACTGTCTGCGCTGCCACACGACATCGCATACGTTGTCGGGATACCTCTCGCTCTTTACTCTGTTGATTGTGACTTCAGCCACGGCGAGTTGTCCCAACATATCCTCTGACCTCGCCTCGAAATATACGTTCATAGCTAGGCAAAGCACTGCTTGTGTTAGTACGGGCACGGATGTAATCCTCCTTTAGATGGGGTAGTTTGCTATCGACCAAGCACATCACGCGCTTGATCTTTTCTTCATCGGTGTGGCGTACGCGCTTTGATCGGATTACGTACGCCACATGCCACCACCAGGTATAAGGACGCCATTCGTCAGCGAGCCTGTACCAGTCACGCTTGATGCGTGGCTTGACCTTCGGATCAAACTTGGTGGGTAGTTTAAGATCACGCCGCATGAGCGTGACCTTCGGAAATGAGAAGACGCTCGATGCCACCGAGCAGTGTGTTGCCCAGTCGTGAGAAGTCAGTCATGACGACATGCTCTCCAAACATATTTCTCATTATCTTTTCGTTTGCACTGATGCCTATGCCGTAGACCTCAATGCCGCCGTCACGCATGGCCTTCGTATGCTTGGCGACCATGTCAACTTCGCCTCTACGTCCTGCATCTGGCTCACCATCCGTTAGGAACAGGCAAACCCTACGCGGCTCTGTCCATCCAGACATGATGCGTGAAACGCTTGTGATGCTGGCGTACGTAGGTGTACCGCCGCCGACTGGCAGAAACTGAAACACCTCGTTGATTTTCCGCCAGCTCTCACTCGCTTTCTTGTGGTACACAATGCTTGTCTGCTCTTGGAATGTGTCGGCCTCGTTGCGAAGGTCTAGCCCACTCCATTCAACAATGTCGTACTTGATACCAGCACGTCCAAGGCATGAGTTGAGCGCAAGCACCGCTTGTATAGTCAGCACCTCGCTCATGCTGCTCGACCCATCGACAGCGATCATCAGTCGCGTCTCGCTTGTCTTCGTAATGCTGGGTCTCGTGAACACGTTGTCATTACCAGCGACAAGCTGGCTCAACCGCCGACGATCAATACGACCGCTTGAGTATCCACCCTCGTTGCGACGATCCTCTTGAGCCAGTAGCAATCTAGCAAGGCGAGCACTGTACTGACGTACATCATCGGCCATACTCTCTCGGCATTGGGTGGTCAGATCCTTGTCAACATCCATCCGCGTCCTGCCGGATGGCGTAAGATAGTTGTCGTTGATCAGCCTGCGGCTACCTTTGGTGTTGTATTCTGCGTTGATGATTTTGTGGTAGTATCTCCACAGTTCGTCATGGGTATCAAAGACAAGCGATAGGTTCTCACACACGCGGCTGTTGCCGCTATTGTACTTACCAAACACATCACTCATTGCATCGTCGGCTCGTTGCTGGGCAGCTCCAATATCGAAGCCGTCGTCTTCGCCTTCACCTTCGTCGTTGCCTCCGTCGTCGTCGCCGCCGTCGCCTTTCGTACCACCCTCTTCGTCGCCGTCGTCGCCGTCGTTCTCGCCGTTGGCTTGACCTTCTCCGTCCTCCGTGTCGTCACCTTGTCCCTTCTGCGGCTGGGTCTCTTGCTCTTGCTCCTCTTCCTGTTCGGGTGTCCCGAGCTTATCCATGCGGCGCTTCATTGAGCGAGCGACCTTGAGCGCATCGCCACTACTTTCTGAGGCGACCATACGCTTGGCAAACTTACGAGCCTCGCGAGCCAGTTCTTTCGGTAAGCCCTTTACGTACTCGTCAAGCTCTTCGCTTTCGTACCCCATGTCCTTGCGTGCTTGCTGCAATGCAGCGTAAGGTATCTCCTTCCACCAGCGTTCTCTGTTGCACTGCGGATCATCGGGGTTGGCACGACGAAACTCATTCTCGTTGCCGAGTACATGGTTGATCGTTTGCTGCAAGTTTTTGCGAGCACCCGCGTACTTTTCCATGGCCTTACGCTCGATGAACACATCCTCTGCGCAGTTCCAGATGTCCTTGATCTTCTTGATGCCGCGCTTCTTGAACACACCAAAGTCGGTGTCGGTGACATGGCTGACCTCATGTATGTGATACCCACGCATGATTGCCTGATGGGTTGGGTCAAGCTCCGCTGTCATGTCCATTGCTGGCACGTTGATCGTCGTGCCGTTGGTGAATGCACCTGTACCTTGAAACGTGGTACGTACATCTTTGTTGCCCATGATCCGTGATAGCTTGTCCAGCTCGGTAGCAAGGGCGCTGACTGAATTTTGTGAAAACATTTGTGTCTCCTATGAGAGTTGAGAGTTGATTAAGATTGAGTAGTTATGCGATCCATGATGCCAGTGACCGCGATTGCATCGCCCTCATCGACCGTAAGCATCACGTTCATTTGCAAGGCGCGGCGTACCGCATCGTTGCATCCGATACGTCCCTCCAAGTTGGCTACGTACTTGCCGATAACCTTGGTGTTGCGGGGTGATATGGGGGTAGCAATCGTACCGTCGAGAAAGCCCATGCGGTACACTCCGACAAACTCTTCGATCATCGCCGCCGCATCATCGCTCAGAGATGGAGCAGCAACACGAACCAGCTTCATCTCGTCGGCAATGTTGAGGTACTTCACATCTACGAATGTGCTGAACCGATTGATAAGCGCACGAGACTGAACCTTGACCGCACTTGCGTACATGCCAGAGCTGTCACCAGATCCTGTCGTGTTGGCTGTCGCAACAATGTGGAAGTCCATGTGCGGGTGAACCACGCGACCGCCATCTTCCAACATGCGCAAGGGCTGACCTTCGAGCACTGGCTGCAACACGTATGCAATGTCAGCACGTACTGCATCTATCTCGTCCAGCAGCAACACGCATGGTTGTTGCATCGCCTTGGGCAAGATGCCATCCTTGAACTGGGTCACGGTGTTGCCATCCGCGTCAGTCATAACCGCCATCGAACCCACAAAGTCTGGACGTTCAATCGCGCTGTCCATGTTGGCGCGGATCATCATGTAGCCAGTGAACGCACACACTTGAGCAATGAGGGTGGACTTGCCTGTACCAGTTTGACCTGTCAGCCAACTGTTCTCGCCGTTCTCCAATGCCCACAACACATCGTGCAGATTGTCCACGTTGAATATGTAATCCTCGTCTTTGGTTGGCACCAAGGGATTTACGCCACTCCATTCGTACGTGTTGATCTCGAAGTTAAGCAGCGGGTGTTGAATGCCGAACACCTCGTGAGCGTTCTTACGTACGGGAGCACCGAACGGTATCTCACCCGACGCCTCGATAGCAGGAAGCGCAATCGCATCGGGCTTCTTACGCAGTGTCACCACCTCGTCGAGCAACGCTTGCAAGTCTTCCATCTCGCCGCCAGTAGCAGCACGAAGCAACACGTTAGCAGCAGCAGCGATGTCGGGTGTCACATCGTACGCACCCGCCACCTCGGCCTCGTCACCTTCTTCTTCGACGGCCTCGATCTCCGCGCCATCTTGACGCGAGACGTATATCGTACCCAAGTCCTCTATCTCGTCCACGAACGGCCAGTTCGTAATACAATCGGGGTCGTTGTTCACAAACTCATTCGCGAAAAGGAGCAGCGCCTCGTCATAGGACATTTGGTTCATGTAGTTTATAAGCATCGCCAGTGACGGCACGTTCATGCGATCAAGTATCTGTGACTTGCTGACGCTTTTCATAGCGCGTGAGTTTGGATGGTCTCCGTTCACAAGCACCGATTTGAGAGCGACTTCCACGATACACGTCCACGCGTCTTCGAAGCGGTGGGTTTCATTTACGATATACGTGCGCAGAATTTTCTGAGCATCGCGTGCATTGTAATCGTCGAGGATTGATTGAACATTAAGATTTGAATTTGACATTTGATACCTCATGGTTGTCAGGTTGTAGTGTATCTGACACAACGTACGATGTGTCAAGTTTAATCTGCGGACAGCAGAAAACAGACCGCAGCGGAATGCTGCAATCTATAGCTCTAACCTCCTCGACTGATCTTCGATCAGTCGGTCGGGCGTACGTGTAGAGATTGATTAGTGGACTGTGCGCCTACGCATTTCCCAGATTGAGGAAATACCATCCTCGTCCGTGACGGGTACAACGATGATTGCGTTTCCGTCCTGCGACTTGGTGATTTCGTACAGACCCTCGACATCCTCATAAGCGTCGCTGGTCTCGTCAAACTCGCCAGTCACGATCATGTCGAATGGTTCTTTCTTGTTCGCTAGTACGAACAAGGCGGTGTATTCAGTGGCGTCAAACAGTTCCAAGCTCGGGGCCAGGTCGTGTGTGATTGTGCGTGCTATCATGTCATACGCTGCCTCGCTGTTGCAGTTTCGTACGAACACGCATGAGCTGCCACCGTTGTCAGCGAATACGAATAATGCAGGCTTCATGTTATTCTCCTTGGTTGCCTACATGCTACTCCTTGCCCTCGGGTGGTTCGTCCTCGGTGGGTGAAAGTTCTGGGCAAGTGCCGTCCTCACACGCTTGGCACCAATCGTCCTCCTCCTCGTGTACGTAGCCTTCGGACACCTCCTCGTAACCAAGAAAGCCGTCCATCTCGTCAATGCCAAGGCGAAAGGCGTTTGCCTCCGCCTCGGTGTTGAACTTGTACGTGACCGCTTCGTCACCGTGTTCGGGACACTCGCCCCATAGGATACTCACTTTAGCCATTCGTTTCTCCTTCAATGTTCTGGCTGGAAGTCTTGCGAAGCATCAGGAAACAGTCCCTCCATCAGCGCAAACTGATCGTCAGCAGCGGCTTGAGAATTGAACTCCTGTTCGTACAGGACTTCGACCTGTCCTGTCTGTTCCAGTCGCAGCCACAAAGATACTTCCCAGCTATCTGCTTCCTCCATCGTGGGTGAAAGCGTCTCTTCGCCCATACCAAACATGCACAGTTCCAGTTCCCATTCGATTGCTTTGGGTGCGTTCATTTGATGTCCTCCTCATAACGAACTTCGCCGTACCTTTCGTATATGTACAGGTTGATACGGTCGGCTAAACGGGATGCGAGACGGTCGATCATCACTCTAATTTTTTTCATGCGTCCTCCTCCTCACGCTCTAAGCGTCCCTGCCACATCAGCGTTTCCATAGATGGTTCGTCCTCCTCCTCTGCTTCCTCGAACTCGACTTCGACGCTGAAGTGAAAGCTGCCGACGCCTTCGTATCCCATGTCGGCCAGCTTCTCGGTTATCATTTCGCCAAGCCATGCGATCTCGCTCCACGAATAGCCTTCTAATGTGACGTGTTTCATGCGTAGTCTCCTAAGTTTCTGAATTTTATATACACGTCATTGTGTTCGAGGAACTCAACAGGCTCCTCGGTTTCGAGATCGTAGTCTTCGAACAAGTCGCCACACACCCACTCTTGGAAGTCGTACGTGTCATCGAAGTTGATGATGTAGGCGTCAGACCTCTGATCGTGAATGACGATGGCGAGCGTCTTGGTTATTAGCGGGCGTTGGCCTGCCTTCCAGCGGCCAACGTGATAGCCGTCGTAGTTGAATGCTGAATGTGTCATGTTTAGTCCTCCTAGTATCTGTTAGCGTTCATTTCGAACTCCATTTCCTCGCGGTGTTCTTTGTTCGCGGGGTCGTGAAATTCGAGAACCATTTCCGAAAAGTCGTCGAGTGTGAGCTTGCCTGACGCAATCATCATCCCGAACATTTGAAGCGGGATGCCCCGCACTTTGCAGAA